CTGCAATTTGCTCCTTAGGCATGATCCCAAGGAAATCGTCCCCCCCGTGTATGTGTGTGCTCTTTTGCACACCTGCCAGCTTCGCACTTGCCAGCAGGAGTACCGCTCCAACGTACGAGTTGCCTGACGTGGTGGTCGTTTCTCCCGACCACCTTTGTCCTTTGACAGTGGCTTCGATACCATATCGAGTCCACACTCTAACCTGCACGTTTTTCGCGAATTCTCGCACAAACCACACTGGGGCTCCCAACTTAGCATAGAACATCGCCTCTGGACGGCGAAATTCTGCACTCTGTGACCCGTCATTGTTGCTGAAATCGCTTTCCAACATCTCACCTGGAGCGGAATGGATAACATCTCCCAGTTCTTCGCCTGACTTCCCGCACGCAAACACGATAACGTTGTCCGTGTTCAGGGGATTGGCATGACTGAGTGTCATCTTCATTCGACGTTGCAACTCCATTACAACGCAGCCTGTCAGGAGATTGTACATGTCTGTACCCTGATAGACAACCCGTGGCTGGGCTCCATGGTCTTTGAGAAGCGCTTCTTGCTTCGCAAACACGTGCTTCGTGTCTCCCTGGTAACTCCACTCGTGGCTGTGGAATGCCTTGGTCAACTTTTCCGCTTTAGTTGGTGAACATGTACTCAGATACTTGTTCACCAGCTCATTGTCAACACGAATAATATCGTGCTGGGCCACTTTATCCATGATCGCCCCATGGCCGATCATGAAATGTTCCATGTCCGGCTTACCCGGGGCATGGTCGCAACGTTTGGCCATTGCGTGGACAGTTGCACCAGCTGTATTGCTTGGTACAGTTACCGGGACTCCGGCCAACAATGGTCCCTTGACAACGCCCAAAGTAGATGGGCCATCGTCCTTGATCTTGATCACGTTGGCGCTCGCGCTAATGTTTGCGAAGGCAATTTCGGAATCATACTGGGTGTGGCCATTGTGCTCAACACCATCTGGTTTAACAGACTTTCTAGCTTCCTTTGTTTGTGCAACTTTTTGCACAAACGCCTTCCTGGTTTTGGTAATGACGGGTCTCATTGACCCGAATTGAAGTTTATTCATTTCTTGGTTGTTTGTTTGTTTTGAC